TGGTTCGGGCCGACCCGGAATTGACCGACCTGCTACATGTGCAGGACCACCTGCGCACCATCACGCATCGGGTGACGAAGGCGGCTCTGAAGGTTGTCGCGGCTGACACTGACACGGTTTCCGGCAAGAAGTCAGGTCGCATCCTGATCGATGAGCTGTGGATTTTCGGCAAGCGGCCCAATGCGGACGCGATGCTGCGGGAAGCGACCGGCGGGCTTGTTTCGCGGCCTGAAGGGTTTGTGATCTACCTGACCACGCAATCGGATGCACCGCCTGCTGGGGTGTTTAAGGACAAATTGGACTATGCCCGTGACGTGCGCGACGGCAAAATCGTCGACCGCAAGTTTCTGCCGGTCATTTACGAATACCCAGAGGCGCTGATCAAGCGCGAGGCTTACCTCGACCCGACCACGTTCTACATCACCAACCCGAATATCGGGCGGTCTGTGTCGCATGAATGGCTCGAGCGCGAGTTGGGCAAGGAATTGGGCAAGGATGCCAGCACCCGCGCGACCTTCCTAGCCAAACACCTGAACGTGGAAATCGGCATGAACCTGCGCTCAAACCGTTGGGCCGGTGCGGATTTCTGGGGGAAGCGGGCGCGAAAGGCGCTCAATCTGGCCGAAATCCTAGACCGCTGTGAAGTCGCGGTGATCGGGATTGACGGCGGCGGCCTCGACGACCTGTTCGGCCTGTGTGTGGTGGGCCGCGAGCGCGAGACAAAGGACTGGCTGGCGTGGTCGCACGCATGGTGTCACCACGGGGTATTGGAGCGGCGCAAGTCGATTGCGGCCCGGCTGCAGGACTTCCAGCGCGACGGCGATTTGACGATCAGCACCGATGAGTTGGGCGACATTGCTGAAATCGTCGAGCTGATTGGCTCGGTGAAGGATGCGGGGGTACTGGCAGCGGTATCGGTCGACCCTGCTGGCCTAGGTGAACTGGTCGACGCGCTGGCAGAGATTGACGTGACGCCGGAAAACGGCGCGCTGATCGGTGCCCCGCAAGGCTACCCGATGATGAACGCGATCAAGACCGCCGAGCGCAAACTGGCAAACGGCACGTTCTGGCACGATGGCTCGGCCATGATGGCTTGGGCAGTCAGCAACCTGAAGATTGAGCCAACCGCGACAGCGATCAGGGCAACGAAACAAAACGCCGGGGACGCCAAGATCGACCCGGCGATGGCGCTTTTCAACGCGGTCACGGTCATGAGCCGAAACCCGGTGGCAGCACAAAGCGGCCCAACGCCTTGGGACTTGGACCCGAATTACAGGATGACCGCATGAAATGGCCCTTTAGCAAAGAGCGGCGCGCGGGGATCGAGGATCCTTCTGTGCCGGTTTCGTCGGACCAGCTGGTTTCAATGTGGATTGGCGACATCGCGGGCAATTCTGCGGGCGAGGTCGTGACCATTGAAACAGCGCTTGGCGTGCCTGCAATCTGGGCTGGGGTGAATTTCATCGCCAGCTCTATCGCTGGCCTGCCGCTGTTGACCTATCGGAAGGGCACGAAAGGCAGAAAGCGCGTCACAGATGACATGGCCGAGATGCTGCAAAAGCGGGTGAATCCCGACACGTCGTCGTTCGAGTGGCGCAAATACACGATTGAGCAGGTCTTGACCGGCGGTCGCGGTCTGACGTTCATCGAGCGCGCTGCATCTGGGCGACTTGTCGCGCTTTGGCCGCTGGACCCTTCGCAGGCGACTGTGAAGCGCGTGGATGGCCGCAAGGTTTTCGATTACCGCGATGGTCGCCGCACGGTGCGCTATGATGCCTCGGAAATCATCGACATTCCGGCGATGCTGAAGGCTGACCGGCTGACCCATCGGTCGCCTTTGATGACAAACCGCGAGGTCATCGCCATGGCGCAGGCCATGACCAAATACGGTGGCAGCTATTTCCGCAATGGTGGGGTGCCGCCATTCGCGGTGACTGGCAATTTCACCACGCCACGCGGGATGCAGTCGGCCGCCAATGATTTTGAGGATGCGATCCGCAAAGCCGCAAAAGACAAGCGTCAGGCACTCGTTTTGCCCACTGGTCTGGATATCAAGTCGATTGGTGCAGACCCCCAGAAATCGCAGATGGTCGAGGCACAGCGCTTTGTGATCGAGCAGCTGGCCCGCGTCCTGCAGTTGCCGCCGGTGTTCTTGCAAGACCTGACGCACGGCACTTACTCGAATACCGAGCAGCAGGATTTGCAGCTGGTCAAGCACCGCCTAAAGCCGCTTGTCGAGCAGATCGAACAAGAACTGAACATGAAGCTCTTTCCGATGGGTTCGCCGCTCTATGTGGAGTTTTCGATGGACGGGCTTCTGCGCGGTGACTTCAAAACGCGGATGGAAGGCATCGCCCAAGGCATCCAGAACGGCGTCATGACGCCGGACGAAGCCCGCGCGATGGAAAACCGCGAATCCATGCCGGGCGGTGACCGGCTTTACATTCAAGGCGCGACGATCCCGCTTGATCAGGCAGGCGCGCAACAAGGAGCGCAGAAATGACGCACGAAATTCGCGTTCTGGCCTCGATGCAGGTGGAAAAGCGGGCCGATGAAGGCGAAAAACTTGTCGGATATGCGGCTGTTTTCGAGGAAGAAACCGACATTGGCGGCTATTTTCGGGAGGTCGTGAAGCGCGGGGCCTTCGCTGAGGCAATCACCCGCGACGACATTCACGCGCTTGTCAACCACGATTACAACCTTGTAATTGGCCGGAAAAAGGCTGGGACGCTCAAAATTGACGAGGATGACCACGGTTTGAAGGTGGAAATCACCCCGCCGAACACCCATGCGGCCAAAGACCTTATGGAGAACATTCGGGCTGGCAATATCGACCAGATGAGTTTTGCCTTTTCGATGCAGGGCGGCAAGCAAAGCTGGGATGAAACTGGCGAAGTCCCGGTTCGCACCATCGAGAAGGTTGGCGAGTTGTTCGAAGTGTCGGTTGTCCCTCGCGGGGCCTATCCAACCACCGAAATCGGCCTGCGGTCGCTCGAACAATACCGCAAAGAACATTCCAAGACGGGATACGCAGCACGCCAAGCGCGCATGCGGATGAACCTCGGCCTGCGGGTCAGAGAGGGCTAAGGCTGCGCGCCAAAGCCTCGAACCGCCGCCCTTTTGGGCGGCTTTTTTCATGCTCTAGCCAAGGAGGCACACATGAGCACGATTAAGGAACTGCGCGAGCAGCAGGCGCGCATTGCGACCAACGCCCGCGCCAAGTTTGACGAAATCACCAACTCGACCGATGAGGCCCGCGCGGCTGAAATCGAACGCGAGTTTGATACGATGATGGCCGATCACGACAAGATCGGCGGCAAGATCGAACGTCTGCAGAAGCTGGAATCGGCTGAAGCCCGCGCCAACGCTGGCGATGATCGCCGCCCGCGTGGCGAGAACGCCTCAGCCCGTGGTGCCGATGAGGGCCAGAAGCTGGAATATCGCGAGGTTTTCGCGCGCCTCATGTGTGGCGTTGCGCCGGTTGACATGTCACCGGAGGAGCGCAGCGTGCTGTCGCGCGGCACGTCCAAGTTCGAAGCCCGCGCCCAAACCGCTGGTACCACCACTGCTGGTGGCTTCACGGTGCCGACCGAGCTGATCCCCATGATCGACCGGGCCATGAAAGCGTGGGGCCCGATGTATGATGAGGCGCTGTGCACGGTCATTACCACGGGATCTGGAAACCCGATGAAGCTGCCGACCGTTGATGACACCGCCGTCACGGCTGAGCCGCATACGGAAGCCGCAGCGCTGACGGATGATGGCGGCAAGGATGCGACCATTGGGCAGAAATCGCTCGATGCCTATGCGTTTGACAGCGAGTTCATTCGCTGGTCGTGGGAGCTCGACATGGACTCGATCTTTTCGTTCGAGGCCCTGCTTTCGGAACTGATCGGTGAGCGGCTTGGGCGCATTGCGAACTTGCAACTGACGACCGGAACCGGTTCTTCGGCGCCTAACGGCATTGTGACCGCCTCGGCCGCCGGAAAGACCGCCGCCAGTGCCACTGCAATCACCGCTGATGAGATTCTTGATCTCTATCATTCGGTT